CACCTAATTCCTCTATCTGTGCTAAGTTTAACTTAACAAAGTCTAGGCCGTGGCGCGCGGTCATGTCCATAATACTAGTTGTTTTCCCAATACCTGACTCACCTACTACCTCAATTGCTACAGGCTTTTTACCCTGTGATTGTAAGTGTCGATTGTTTGTTATGATGTGATCTACAAAATCTTGTAGTTCATCAATGTTTAAATTTACTTCATTCATAATTGTTTATTTTTGTTTAATTGATTTGATTTAATTTGTTGTGCAGAACACTTCATACCCAAAGTCTTTCATACTATCTATTGGGAAACCGTCGAATTCAGTATCACTTTCCATGTTCTGAATTAACATTGTTATAAAGTCCTCTACGCTGTCATAGTTTATATCATAATTATGATAAAGGGTAGATATATTATCTTCGTCTACCCTAATTTTAATTGTAATCTCCTTTTCTATCATTTGATTTAATTTAATTGAATTTTTATTCCAGGAAGGTCCTCATTAATATTACACTTACTACTGTGTACCCATAATGCATTCTTTGGACAATCTGTTGGAGTACCTGCTTCTCCATCTGTTAGACATATAAATCCAGAATACTTAGTCTTTGGGTCATTGTAATGATCTACCACCGGCTGGAAATAAGTTCCACCTCTACCTTTGATTTCCCAGTTTTTCTTAGGATCAAATACAGGAATATCTGTTATCTCCGTGTCAAACTGAGCCACAGTGATTTGGTTACCTGTTTTGTGCATATGACATATCTCATGCATAAACTCTACAAGCTCTTCACTGCTTACCGAGCCAGATGTGTCAACACCTACTAACATGTGATTCTTATGTTTAATCTTAAGACCTGGATTACCAGAGTATCGTTTGTTATTCTTACGTCTAAGCTTTTTAGTGTAGATTGTAGTAGAGTTGTTAATAAACCTTTTAAGATAGGCTTTCCAGTTGAATTTAGGAGGCTCTGTAGTAAATAGTCTTTCGATAAGTTCAGCTAGTTCACCAGGGATTGTCCCACACTGCTTCTCTATAACCTCAGCTGTCTGTTTCATCTGATGCTCATACTGTTTTTGTACTAGCTTCTTCTCTGCTTCAGGTAAGTCACCAATCTCAGCCCATTCTTTATGGTCATACTGGCTATTACCGTCCATTTCTCCTAACAATTTCTGCAGTGCTTCATTGTCTGAGTTACCATCTTGATCGCAAGTAGCATTAAGTAAATCATAATATACTTTAGTACCTGCTTTTGGGTGCATGTGTACATCAGTACCGGGAAAAGAGTTTAAAGTTAATCCGCCCTCTGGTAACATATGCTCAGCAATATATTGGTTGATTTCTATATCCGCCGCAATATTAAAAAGCTTTTTGTTAGGGTATCTGTCTGACAATATAATATGTCCAAAAGCTATATGTAATAGCTCATGTTTTAGCAAACCATGTTGATGGTCTTCACTAAGATCCATAAAGAAGTCTGGGTTAATAACTAGCCTCATACCTATACCGTGTTTTCCTACACCTGCGGTAGCACAACTCTTAGTAAATTGCTTTTGCAATCCAATAAGGAAGATACCGTAGAAAGGCTCTGAAAATATCAATGTTTTTGATATTCTAGAGAGTTGATCTTGATTGTTTCTCATGTTTAATTGATTTAAAATATATACCTTATAGTGTTCCAGGGTATAATTTGGTTATGTAATTGTTTAAATTCTTGTATATACTCAGACTTAAATCCAAGTTTGTATCGTACATTCTCTCCACCATACTGTGAAATCTTAGCTTCTTGTTTTTCAGGGACCCAAAGGTCTTCTTCTGTTGCCGGGTTGGCAAACATATTAGCTGTGTGTTTCTTAAAGTTGTGTGTTAAGAATATACATTCTGAAAGTACTATATCTTTATTTCTTACGTAAAGGTTAAGTAATTCAAATAAGTACTTGTAATCTTCTAGCCACCCATCATATACAATAATAGGACTAAAATTTACGTGCACGTCATAGCCTGCATCTATAAATCTATCTATAGCTTGTATTCTATCTAGTATAAGAGAAGTATTAGGTTCGTGAAGCGTTGATTTATGCTGTGGCATAAGACTGAATCTAATACGTATCTTACCTTCAGGGTTAAACTTAAGCAATTTCTTATTTACAAACTTTGTTGCAAATGAGCCCATTGCTATAGGATGATCTCTAAAGAACTCAAATATATCTTCCCATTGATGATACTTAGCATGAAGACAGAAATCCTCATTACAACTTATATCATATGTTGTAAAATCTGCATGAGTTTGATTAGGCTTCTCTACCGGGGTAAAGAAAGCGTGATTGTTTACAGCTGTTAGTATATCTCCTGTGTTAGTTGCTACAGTAAGACCTGTTGGTCTATGCCTTTTCATGTAGCAATAAGAGCAGTCATACAAACAACCATAACCAAAGCTTGGTGTTATAAAGTCTGTGGATCTACCAGAAGGCCTTATAAGCATAGACTTTCGAGTGATCTTTTCTATCATCCTTCGTCTCTCTCTGCATCCATGCGATCTTCTAAATAAGAATCATGCTGTTGTTCTGCATACTCATAATCTAATTCAGGTTCTTCAAAGAAATCTTCACATGTATCACATACAAATCCTTCTAGAGGTTCTGCATGATCCAAACAGTCTTTGTTTTGGCATATTCCATTTGCTATCGGTGCATCACAGCAATAGCTTGGACCATCATCATTATCTGTGTATTCTGCCCCACAGCATGGGCTTACTAAGTTTGACATAGTTTAATTGTTTAATTGATTAATAAAAAAAGAGCCCTGTTAAGGGCCCTTTGTTATAATTGTGTGATAAGCTCAACTACTTCATCTACCTGTTTTTTATTCCTAGGCATAAACAGTACGTATTGCTTGTTGTTTTCTTTAAGGTGTTTTTTAAATAGCTTCCATCTTAATGGGAAAGACTCATTTGCATAGCCTTTAGTTTCTACTATCCATTTACCGTTAGGATCTACAAAGTCCGGTGTATAAGTTATAGGTCTAATCTTACTACCTTTGTTATACAACTTCTTTGCTGTTCCTTCATAGCATGCTTGAGGATACACTAAAGCTTCAAATATAGTAAAAGTAGTTTTTTCATACTCTACAGGTATTTTAAGCTTTTCTAATTCTTTATAACAGTATAACTCTAAATTAGATTGAAAGTTATGCCCATCATATGTACTTTTCTTAGCATTCTTTACTTTAGATCTTCCAGGACTTTTTGCTCTACGCTTCCACACCATAACTCATAACATTAGTTTGAAGGTACCCTTCCAGACCTCTATTCTTATTCCAGATAAATGCTTGCCCACATCTTAATGTACCAACATACCCTTGAGTTTTATGCCAAGCATCATTACCACATATAGACGGTATAAATCTAACTTTAGTTCCCATGTATTCATTAAGCATTTCTTTGTGCTTATGCCCACAATGTACTTCCCTAACTTTAGATCTGCTCCACATCTCTGGCTGCTCAGTAGCAATTAGCAATGGTAATTCTTGAGGCTTCTCTCTGTCTCCGTGAGTAAACATAATCATATTAATACCATATTCATAATATTTACGTGTATCTAAACTGTTGTCTATATTCACATTCTTATTATTATGATACATAGCATCTAATACTTCCCCCACATAAAACATACGTTCAAAATCATGATTACCTTGTACAACTACAACATCTACTGGAGCAAATTGTGCTAGATAATCTATTGCTTTCATAACTAAATTCCAATAACCCCTAAAAGATTGTCTCCACTGCATAGTATCATGCTGAGGTGTACCTTTAGTAGTAGCTCTAGAAAATCCTTCTGAATTAAGCCCATCATTACCTACTGGTAATAAAAACCTTTCTATATTTACTCCATCTGCCTTTCTGTGCAAGTCTACAATAGCTTTCATGTAGTTCTCTTCTATGGCATCTGGAGCATCTTCTGTAAATTTACCATAATGAATATCCGGTAAAGAAATCTCGTAACAAATAGGGTCTTTAGACTTCTTGTAAGCAATCTTTTTTACTTTATGAGATTTGCTTTTAATATAGTTTAGTAATTCATCTTTAACTAAAGGCTGTTCATGCCATTGATTATGTGTTACTATACTATACCTCTGCTCACCCATCATGTTTTGCCAGAATTTAACAGATTTAACATCTGCCATAGTTAAGCCATTATCTAGAAGATGTTTAGAAAATGCTTGACTTTCACTTAAATCGTGTCCGTTATCATTATTCATTCTTTCTTGTACCCACTCTTCAGAAGTTACAAGTTTTTTACAATCTTTTATAATAGCTATGTCTACATCCCATTTGTCTGCTAACCATTGTGCTCCCTTTTTTAGAAATCCTTTCTTTGTTCTTAACTTTTCAATAATTTCATCTCTGTTCATTTAATATAATTTTAAGTTCATTAAAACTAACTACCTTGTCAACCAAATCAGAAGGGTCCTTAGATTTGAGTTCGTCAGGTAAGCAGATGTTTTTAAAACCGTATAAGCTACAAATTTTGTAGGCCATGTTTTGACCTGTGTTAGTTGCTTTGTTAAAATCATTATCATATAAAATTTCTATTGTATTGAATCTTTCTTTTAGCTCACTTATTAATTTCTCACTAGGTATTTGCATTTCACTCTGCATCGCGATAGCATTGTAGCCTGCTGCATGTAAACACATAACATCTTTAAGAGAGGAAGTAATGATAAGTCTCTCACCTTTAGTCGGGAGTTGGTTGTAGCCTTGTACATCAGTTTTGTTTGTATTGCTTAACCACTTATTTGTTTCTTCATAAGGAGAATAGATTTTGTAACGATTTTTAAATTTAAAAGCGTAAGTAATTGATTTACAAGTAAATCTACTACTATTAACCCAAAAATGACTTATTGGTTCTACCGCAAACATAGTTAATATTACCTTACTTACCAAGTATTTACTCCAAAATTTTGCATCTTCTCCTGTCC